ATAACGCTCGGAAAGCAACGCGTGATAAAGCACGTCGGGAACTCGGTCAAAATGCTGTTAAGCAGGTAGACGACGTTATCACTGCTGTGGATCCTCAAACTGCGAAGCTTCGAGAACAGGGCCTGAGAACTCTTCGTAAGGCGAAGATTCAAAATCCGAGACCGAAACCTGGTGCCTGATTTCGTTTACTGAAACCGTTTTTCGTTTTTATCCTTCTTACTTAATTCATTATCGAACTCTTATGCGGATTTCCTTACTGAGGTCCCAGTAGACATTCATACCTAAGACCTAAACGCAGACTCAGACCTAGATTTAGACTTTTTTGGTTTTAGAGATTGAGACAAATATTTAGACTTCTGCTCGGACGAAGGAGCTAAGATGGGTATCGGACCTTTTACAACATACGCGCCTCCTGGTGTTTACACGAGAACCATCACGGAGCCAATCGTCGGGCAACTGCTCGGGGGACTCAGGGTCCCAGTCCTTATCGGCACAGGGAAAGAAACCCTGAGTCAGACGGACTTCGAACTTGTCCGTGGTTCAAGCTCCGTAGCTGACACACCAATCTTCGCGGAAGACGCGACAGGAAGGTTTGTTATCGGCGGTTCTCAAACCAACCCGACACTCGGGAACGCTGATGGCGTTCACGGGCAATTCCGGGTGAGAAATTATCCGATTGTTGATGGCGACGGTATTGGCCGTCTGACTTATGACGTGAGCAAAGTCTCCGTTAAGGTTAACGGTCAACAAGTTGTTGTGTCGGCAGTTGATGGTCCTAATGGTCTCGTAGCACTATTGGTTCCTCCTCAGTTGGAGGATATCGTTCTCGTAGATTATTTCTTTCATCGTAAAGACACTCGAGTCACCGATGATGTTTCGTCTCAAGTTACGGGAGTCTCTGCCGTTTTGGTTGCGCCAAAGGCTGAGCCATATAACATAACACTCGGAGTGAGTGATACACTCAGCGTAACAGTTAATGATGCTGTTGTTGGAGTGGTTACGCTGGCTTCCGGTAGCAGACTTGCTGCTGACGTTGCCAATGATATCAATGCTGCTGCCATCACCGGTCTGACCTCGTCAGTACACATTGATGCTCAGGGACTTAGCCATGTCCAGCTCATCGCTCAGGGTAATATCCTGATCGGAAGCGGCAATAGTAACGGCGCTCTGGGTTTCAACCCGGGTGACTACACGAACCGTAATAAGTCGTTCGTCGTCTTTAACGGACCGATCGTTGATGGTTCGGATGGTGGTGTTACAACTACTGACCCTTCAAGCGTCTCCGTTACGGTAAACGGAACTCCGGTTATCGCCAAGTCGGTTGATGGTAAGAATCAGACTGTAACGCTGGCTGCCGCACCGACTCCTGGTACCGTCGTAGCCGTAACTTACTACTTCAACACTTTCCAGGATACGTTTGACTACTTGCCGAACAGCAGTATCGTTTCTGTAGGGAACGTTGGTATTGCCCCAGGTCGTCGTGATTATCTCAACGGTCCTGACTTTGTCGTTGTAAATGACGGTGATCAGTCTAAGATTCAGTGGGGTACCGCCTGGCAGGTCATATCCGGTGAGAAGACCGGTACAAACACTTTTGATTCAACACAAATAACCGGTCTTCTTGTTGATGATCGGATTTTTGGCGTTCCGTGCACTCGCTTTACTGATTCTGCGACCGCGCAGGTATCGGAGACGAAGTTCACGATGCCGTTGACTCCGACGACCGGTAATGGTCGTGACACGCCTCTTGGACAGTCGCTTTACCAGACGATTACGAATGGTCGTATCGATCTTCCGACAAGTCGTCCGGACCTCGTCATCGTGTATGTCGGAAAGAACTTCCGAGATGCGTATGCGCGTCCTCCGGTCGTTGTTCTCTCGGTGGATTCATCTACGAACACTATCGTGTTGCGTGACCCGGTTCCGGCTGATTATGAAGTCTTCGCTACTTTCTGGTATAACCGGATTGGTGATGATACCTTTACATTCAATGTTGTGACTGGCGGTCCTTCCGGAACCGGTCAATACACGGTGTTTAGTCAGAAGACGGCTCAGTACCAACTTGGTGTGAAGTTTGGAACTAAGACCGGTTTGTCTCAGACAATTCAGTGGCCCTCCGGGTCCGAAATTCTTCCGGATGCATTCCATACCGGAGATGGAATTTCGGTATCTGAAACTGCCACTGTCGAGTTTGATAGTGCATTGCTACCGGCGCAGAATGCCTCGTTCTCGAATTCCGGACAGTCTCCGTACGACATCTACACGTACACCCGCATTTTCGGCGGTGTCGTTGTTGATGGCAACCCGGCGGTTTCCGTTGACCTCTCTCTTCCTTACAGAGCGTTGATCCTCGGTCAACCTGTTCTGGAACCACTGTCTTTTGCCACGACCGATTACCTGTTGTTGCAAGTTGACGGCACTATTTTCGCTCCAGTTTCTCTGACTGGTTTGACGACAGTTGCCGGTGTTGCTACGGCCATCAATGCAGTAATTGATGCTGACGTGCAGGTCCACGCGGATGGTTCTGGTACTTTTGCCTCTACCTCTCCGAATAACCTTGTCTCTGCTTTGACCTACGGATCGAATTCGATTCTGAAGGTTAAGGGTCGTAATCTTCCGTCTTCGACGAACGGTTTGACCTCTTCTATCCTTGTTTTGGTTCCGACCGGAGCCGGTCAGACTGACGGGTCTCGTAAGACCGGTCTCGCCCCCAATCTCACGAGTTCCGGTTCGTACAGCGGCATCAATCAGCCTGCATTCCTTGTTGGTTCGATGGCTGAGCCGTTCAACGTGCAGTCCGGAGTTACTGACTCCGTCCAGCTTACGATTGATGGCGCTGACTTCAGTACCATAATTCCGAGCGGTACCACAGTTTCTCTTGACGATGTTGTTACGGCAATCAATGACGCGTACATGTCGGTGGCGTCAACGACTGATATTGCTGCTTACACATCTGCTCTTGTGTCGTTGGTAAACGACATTAAGGCGCAATATACTGTTCACATCGCTTCGATTACTGTTCATACTGCTGCGGACGGTGTGAACACGATCGTGAGCCCGAACGCTACTAATCTCGCGACTGCTGTTACCCTGGTTAATGAGCTGAAGACGAAATATGACGCTCATCTTTCGCAGGTTACCGTCCATCAACTCAACGACACCACGAACGTTGAGACGCTTCCGGCAGCAATCGATCTCCAGACAGCCGTGACTCTCGCTCACGACTTGAAAGAGAAGTATAACACCCATTTGATGCAGATTGGTGTTCACGGATTCGATGATACGGTGAACGTTGAGTCGTTATCAACGATTACTCTTTCGGTCTTGACCGCTGCGGATGATGGTTTCGGTCTTGTTGAGATCACGACCACCACTCCTCACGGCATGTCGAACGGTGACAAAGTTTTCATCTCAGGCGTTGTTGGTACGACTGAAGCCAACGGTGGCTGGTTGATTCTATCGACCGGTGCTAGCACGTTTACCTTGACCGGTTCAGTTTTCACGAACGCATATATCTCTGGTGGTTCAGTTCAGAGTGTTACGTCTGAAGAGTCATTGGTTAATGACATCAAGACGCAAGTAAATGCACACTACTTGCAAGCCGGTGTTCACCAGACTAACGACGTGGTTAATACCATCGTTGCGGCAAACGCGAGTGATACGGCTGCCGGTCCTTGGACAACAGCTTCCACTCTAGTCAACCAGATTAAGGCGAATCTTAATCTGCATATCGCTTCAGCGACGTACCATAACGTTGCCGATACGACAAACGCAGTCGTGACTGTTGATTCGACTGCTGGCAGCCTTACCAGCATCTTCACATTGGCTGCAGCCATTAAGGTAGCATACAACACACATCGGCTCCAACTTCAGGGCGCATACCATGTGCATGGAACTGATGACTTGGTGAACGTTGCTACAGCCGTTCTTCCGCAGCTTGTTGCTCAAGTAGGTCAGGGTGCCCAGGCAGGCAAATTGGTTCTGGTGTCGAGAACCAATTCCCCGATTTCTGGAGTTGTGTTCAAGAGCTTGAGCACCGCTGGTGGACCTCTCGGATTTGTTCCGGGTTCTTCGTCTTCCAGGACTCAACCGTCCGCAAGTTCCATCGCAGCCGCCATTAATGGATCGGCTTCGTTCTCGGCTCTTGCGGTTTCCTATCCGGTCCTGTCGGCCGGTCTTGGAACATTCCTTGAGATCAATTCGCGTACTGCGGGTTCTACCTCAACGATCAGCTTTACTAATGTGACCAATACGGCCTTCATCCCGGATACGGGTATCGGGATCGTTCCTGGTTCATCAAGTGCGATTGGTGAGAATGCTCAATCCGGTTTCTCGGTCTCGAGCTCTGCCGGTCTCTCGGGTTCTCATGGTACTGGAATTCCGGGTCAGACATACACCGATCAGACAACTGGTCTTCGTTTCACTGTTCTCCCGGCATCTGGTGGTGACTACACGTCCGGTGGAAAGTTCACACTGGTTGTGAACCAGACCTTCACTGTTGATGCCTCGATTCCTGTTAAGGAAATTCCTGGTATTGAAGTGTCGGTCTACAACACGGTCGGAATGAACCCTGGAACCACTGCTCTATTGAGCACATTTGAGAGAGCCGGTACGCATCCGAAGGTTGGCGATGTTTATTACATCTCGTACCAGTTTGCTAAGACTGACACGTCCACGGCGTTATTCCGCGATTTGAAGACGATTCAGCAGAACTTCGGTACTCCGACGCCTGACAACCCGTTATCTCTTGGTGCGCGTCTTGCGTTGCTTAACGGTGCGGTTCTCATCGGCCTTAAGCAGGTTTTGCGTGCTCCAGGGTCGTCGCAAGCCAGCCTCGGTTCCTTTACGGCGGCTATTGACGAACAACAGAAGCCGATGACTGGCAACGTTAAGCCTGACGTCATCACGCCACTCGCTACAGATCCGCAAGTCTTTGCGTATTTGAATCAACACTGCATTTTCATGAGTTCTCCTCGTCAAGAGGGTGAGCGTATTGCTGTGGTTGGTCCCGCAGTTGGAACCACGGCACTCGGCGCTCAGTCGATTGCCAAGGGACTGAACTCGGAAATGGCAATTCTCACTTATCCGGACTCGTACATCATTACGGTTACGGATAATCTGGGTAATTCATCGCAGCAGCTTGTAGATGCTTCTTACATGGCTGCCGCGATCGCCGGATCTACTTGCAATCCGTCAATTGACGTTGCTACACCGCTTA